GCGAGCCATACAACATCGCATTTCGTGCGTTAGTTGAGAGCCATGTGGTCCCACCAGAGTCCCCTTCCGTTAGCGATGCGGGTCGGTACTTATAGTGGAGCTCAAATGTGTAATTTGAATCCGGAGTCGGCGCAACAATAAACGAGTCGTCATCAAACACTGCGTAATATTGAGGGGTCCCAGTTGTCGCCGATGCTGGGGTGTAATCACGAATAAAAGTAACGTGCTTAAACCACAGATATGAATAATTACTTCCTGAAATCACCGCAAGACTGTATGGGGAAAGAAAGTCTGAAGGGCTTCCTAAGTATGCATTTCCCGAAGCAGCTGTGCCTGTCACATTCTTCCTAAATACCGGAAGGTCTACAGACTTCAAAATCCGCTCTTCTGCGGACTGAATAAAATTTGACAGATTACTGGTAAAAGTACTTTCAGTGCTATCCAAGTACTCTTTAATCGCGGTCTCTAATGTTCCTAGCGTAAAGCTCATAACTACTCCGTAGTTATTGTCAAATCCCCAACAGCTGCATAACTAACCAACCCGTTAAAGGCATGGCCAATCATCGACGGAGGATCATTAACAGTAGACGTCATAGGACCGGGAACTTCTGTCGTTACCTGCCCTAGCTGCGCAACAGGCAGGGATTGCTCAGGACGAGGCTGATACAACGACTCGGCATCTGGGCCGAAATTAGGCGGATCTAGTTGAGGGTTCTTGACTTCAAAGCACTCAGGACAGACCTTAAACCCGGTCCATTCCATTCGCATCTGCAAGTACCTACACCGAAACCCGCACCGATCACAAATACCCCATGCATGTTTTCCTTGTGCATAGGCCATTAGATATAACTCGCCCTCGGAACTAGGTGAACAGAAGAACGATCTTCATCATACCTCAATGCGTTGAGTAAAGAGGTTTCGTACAATGGTTGGAGAATTTGTAATTTCTGAGGATTCTTTTTCAAGGCTAATGCTGTTGCAAGCCCTAGAACCATACATGGCAAAAATCTGGAAGGAAGATCCAGATCATTTATTGCAGCATCCACGTCCTGAATGCGGGTCCAGCGATAAGAGATAAACTTATCTGTTGAGTTTTCCGGAGTGGGCCAGAGGTATAGCGTTGGCGTAATCGTCCGCTCAACGTAAAACTGGCTCGGACGACCCTTCGTAGACTTAGTAGGAATCCCTAGAAACTCATTTCTGTCGATTCGGCTAATCTGAAAGTCCGTATCAGTGCCGCTTACATCTCGACGCACAACAGCGTCTAAGATGTCTATATCGTATGCGTTTAGTGCATACGAATTCGTCCCTTCAACAAGAGAGGTGGTTACCTGAGTAACCTCCCAAAGTTGAATGCCTCGGTTTGACCAGTCAGCGAATAAGAGGTTTAAGGACCGACGCGCAGCAAGCGCGTCGTATCCTGTACGAAGCTCTAATCCAGCAAGTTCGTACGCCTCTTCAATTGCTGTGGCTGCATCAAGACTAAAAGTTCTCGTCCCAGATGTAGCCATAAATCACCCGTATTGTTTAAGCAGCTCAAGGATAATTACATAACTATCCAAGTTAGCAGCACCTACCGAGGTTAGATTAATGTCACCTGTCTTCCCAGAGCCTGACGTATTCTTAATCCCGCCAACATCTGTGAAGTCCATATGACCATTACTGCTCTCGGCAAGGGCGATTGCAATCGTGTCCGTTGTAGCATCCCACAAAAGCTGTATTTGAGTATACCCAACTACAGAGTGATACAGCTTCTGGATGGTTACGCCACTACATGCCGTACCATCTGATGGCCTTGAATTTAAGGCACTTACGTCAACCTTCGTGACGGCACTTTCTCCAGTGCCGTCGCTCAGTCCCGTAATCTGAATTACCGCTTTATGGGAGCCGTCTGAAATGGTGGTACTTGTTACAGCATCAGCCATAAGTTACTCCCAATTTAAGCGTCAGCGAACGGCGTTACGAGAGTACCCGATCCGAGAATGATGCCCTCAACAGCGTACTTAGCACTTGCTATTGCGGTCATACGAACAATGCTACCGGCCAGCCCACCTTTGGTGGACCCGTTCATCGTGATGACGTCATTCGACGATGCATCACTGATAAATGTTTTACCTGTGGCGTTATTTACACCTGTGTAGATGCCGCCTACAAACTTATCCGTACCATCCGTAAGGATGTCCATATCCGTTGCAGCAGTAACCACCACAAACGTAAACGTAGCACCGAGGTTGTTCGTTTGATTCGGATCGTCGTCACGGCTAGGAGCCGTAGCCACGATGCTGGGCAATGTGAACTTACCATCCGCATCATTAGTGAGCAGGATTTTGCCAGCATGCGAAGCCACCGTCAGCGTGGTGTCCGCCGTCAGACTGACAACAGAAGCGTTTCCTGCGGAAATAAACCCCGCCAAAGATTTTACGGGGCCTGAGAAAGTAGTCTTAGCCAAGAGTTCCTCCTTACGAGAGAATTCGCCCTAGTGTCGTCGTAAGCGTCTGCTGGACCAGTCGCTAGGGCTATGTTTATCCAGATTCGAAAAAAGGGGGGAGCGAACTCCCCCCTCTTTATTACGCTCCGGGAGTCCCGAAGATACCGCGCCAGTCTGACCAGCCGAAGCTGTATCGTTCTCTGGCTTTGTAACGAACATTGCCGGTTTCAAAATCACCTTCCATGTTCGTAGAAACGGACGTCCGCACGAAGTGCTTCAGACCATTCGGTACATCAGTCTTCAGGAACCATGCATCGGTGTCCGTCAGGTAGTGGTTAACGGAGTAACCCTGCGGGACCATTCCCATGTTCCGCACAGCGTTAATGTCGTTATCCGCCGTTCCTGTACGACCCGGGGATTCCATCAGTCGGTCAGCAACAAACTGAAGTGCAGCTGGAATGATAAGACGAGTTGCCTGAGCATTAATCCTCAGACCTCGCTCATCCTTAAAGCCTGCAATATCAATCAGCGCCTGCTCCAATGAAGTCTCATTCAAATCCGAAGCAGTGCTAAGGATATTGCTGAGATTTACATTTTCAACAGTCGGGTGAGAGGAGCTACAAAGATATGCCCCATCCCCGCCCGTACCAGACGTGAACGCATTATTCAGAATGTTTGCGCCCTTGATCTGCTTCGTTGTTTGCATCGACCGTGCAAGAGCTTTCGTGTACCGCGAAGACAATGTGTCATAAAGGTTGTCCTCGATTGCTTCCTCCGTAAGGGAGAATGCCATCGCAACAGTCTCGTTGACATATCGTGCGGTCCACGCTTCTTGCGCGGTGTCATATACAACTGCAGCGCCCTCGTTCTTGACAGGAGCTTCACCGAAGCCGGTCAGCATGACTTCTTCTTCGTACGCTCGTTCCGAGTTTTCCGTATCGAAGATGTCTTCATGCTCATTGGCGTACCGGTCATACTCCAAACCAAAGAGAGCATGCAGGCCGGGAACAAGCTCTTTTACGAGTTGTGCTCTGTTAATAGCCATTGGTTACTCTCCTTAGACCGCGAAGACGTTAGTCGGGAAACTGAAGTATGCACGAGCATACGCCCCGATTGCGTTACTTGGCTCATCTACAAAACCAAGACACAATGCAATCCCTGAGGAAGTCGTCGCAGTAACCCCTTCTTTCGAGCGCCCGTTCGTCGTGCTTCCGGCGGTCGTTGAAAGAGTGTACTTATTGCCGATGAAACTCACTGCAGGTGTACCTGCGGTGAATTGTGCTTCATAAGCAATACCGGGGTCCCTATAGATATAGGCGACCGCGTCTTCACTTCCCAGAGTCGCTGTACTAGCCGTCCACTGATTGGACCACTTCGGAGTTCCGTCCGTTGCTGTCCACTGTACTCCATGAAATACACCTGCCGGTGTCCCAGTTGCCGTTCCTTGGATCACATAGCCACCAGAAAGATTTACTACGTCACCGCTCATAATAGCCGTGCCATAGCCACTTTCAATCCGCATCTTTGCTGATTGGATTGTACCACCATAAAGGTGATACGCTGGCGTGAACCCGTTCGGCTTGTCTGTGTTTGCCATCACAAACCTCTTTTAAGCAAATTAGGCTTCAGAATTGTCAGGTCTAGCCTGACCACCAAAAGCGACCTTAGTTGTGCGCTCAACATCCCCTTGTTTTAGAGGCATAGTCGGGTCACTTTCTCGCATGTAGTCGTTGTCGACACCGCTCATCTGCTCGTTAGTTTCATTCTGAAAATATGCCGAGCGTTCAAGAACAGTTTCTTCGGGGATACGTGCGAGCACCAATCCTCCGACACCTATGACACCTGCATGCTTTCCGTCCTCAACCATAGGAGCTTCAAAGTCGGGGTACTCTTCAGCTCTTACGAGTTCAAATCCCTCACGAACACGCTTTGACATATTCGCTCGGTCATCATGACCTCGGACCTCAGCACGAATCCACCGGTGTTGAAATCCGGCGGGGGCTTCTGGGGCGTCTAACATAGATGGCGGTTGCCATGGCTTACGGCGAGAGCTCTTCTCTCGAGAAGTGGCAGATCTGGAGTCACGACCTGGCATATTTTTACTCCTAATTTGCGTATTTCGCGTAGTCTTCTAAAGAAACCCCTAGGCGTTTTGCAACTGCAACCTGCGAAGGACTTAACTTTACTTTGCGTGAACCCGGTTTATTGGTACCAGCCCCTCGGCTGGCTCCAGCAACCTGTTGCACGTTTTTTGGCTGATCGAACTTTTGAGGGAAGTATTCCCTCATTCTTTCATCCACTCTTTCATAGTACTCATCCGAAGCCGGGTCGACATTTTCGTCAACCAACTCCTGATGAACACCAAAAGCAGCAAAAGTCATTCCTCGATCAGTTCCAAACCATGAATTCTTTTCAGCCCACGCCTCCGCTTTCGGGTCAGGGGGCGCAGCCTGTGGATATGGCTGCTGCTCCTCGGAGTATCCTTGCTGTTGTCGTCTTCGAGCAGGTCTCCGAAGTCTCGCTTTTTGGCGAGCTTGCAATCGCTGGGCATTCTGCGCTTCAATTGAAGTTTTAGCAACTGCCTCTGTTGCCAAAGCAATCGCGTCAGCATCTCCAATCTCCTGAGCTTCCTTCAGGGCCTTACGAGCCCTTTCAGTCTCAGAATTGATTCGAGCCTCATACTCATTGACAAGAGTTCTATCCGAAGAGGTTAACTTTTGCTGAAGAGTACTGTTCTCATCGTTTATGCGATTAGCATAATCAATTGCTTCATCCCGCTGACGTTCAGCTTCCCGCATCTGATAGGTGAGCTTATCAATACGCTTCTTGACAGAAGCACTGTAGTCATCCATCTCATCGGATGACTCCTTATTAATAGGCTCTTCCTGAGAAGAAGAACTGAAATCACGATCTGCTGCCCTCTCTTGAACAACATCCGCTTCATGAATATCGACTTCCCCTTCGGGAAGCTCAAGCTCGATATTTTGCTCTGACATTACTATTCCCCTTAACCGTTCAAAATGTCTTCTGGGCTGTCGATAACAGCGAGGATCTCATCGTCATTAAGGAGCCGCATATCGCCCCCCTCAATACGAAATCTAGCACCTGCATATCGACCAAAAATCACCCAGTCACCAACTGAACACCACGGGCCTTCAGAGAATTTATCGGGGTCTTTATAAGCATCAGGACCAAGTGCAACAACCAACCCCACAACCGTGGCTAGGTGTTCCTTGTCCATCGTCTGCTTTGCAAGCATGATGCCACCTTTGGTGGTGGCCTTTGTCTTGAATGGCAGAATAAGTACTCGATACCCAGTGGGACGAGGGAGCTTATCTACATGCGCGTCCAGAGTCTCAGGGGTAATTCCCCCTTCCTCATCCTTCCTTGGCTCAGAAGAACCAAAGTTCAAAACGCGGTCTGGTATTGGATCAGTCATCAGCGGTTTCCAAGTTTCCGTGCAGGGTTACAATTTCTTGCTCAGCGTAGTTCAACCCTGAAATCTCTCCAACTAATCGTTGGTACTGAGCGTAGTCCTGAGCACTCCCACTAGAGAGTGAATGCGAAAGCGTTTCTTGACGCTCTCGAATCTTGCGGAGCAAATGCTCCGAATACCTCAAAAAATCCATAAACGGCTACTTTATGTAGCGATAGAACAGCAGCCCTTTCGTTGCAGCCCCCTTTCCTCGAACTGAGGCTTTTTCGCCACCTTCAGGAAGGAGCGTGCCTGCTTTTATCGTTTTAGGCTGTGACAGCCCCTTTGAAGAAACCGAAGGGGCACTAACCGAAACGCCTGCTGATTGTTTCCCCGGTTTCGGGTAACTCGTCAGCTCTTTGTTCCAATCTTTCATTTTTTCTTCCCTCGGCCTTTGACCGCTCCGCCTTTACTATAAGAGACTTTCTTACCTTGGCGTTTCGCCGCAGCCTTCGCGGCTGCTCTACCCTTAGCAGTATACGGGTAGTGCTTTTTACCAACTTTCGGCATTGTTAATCCCTCCTTGAGAGTTCTGCCAGTTTAGTAAGCTCAAGAAAGCCCTTATCGACCTGTTCTTGATGCTTCATCTCAGCTTCCTGAAGATCAGCCGCAGTGCGCAAGTCTTCTCGTTTTTCGTCCGATTCCATCTTCTCTATCCCAAGACGGAACTTCTGAGCAGCCTCTTCTCGCTTCTGCTTGAGTTTCTGATACTCAAGATTCATCTGCTCATTGAACATCTCACGCTGTTCATCTGGCGGAGCTTCCATAGCATCTGCCAAGGCTTGTTCCTGACCGGTAATCTGCTGAGTCGCTTGTGCCGCAGCCATTGCGATTTGACTCTCAGCTTCAGGCGGCAGCTGGGGGAGTTTCCCATCCTGACCCGGTTTCGGAAGCTCAACCCCCTGCTGGGCCAATATCTGCTCAACCTGAATGCGATACTTCAGTGCTTGGTGCTGCTGAATGTGCGCTTGGAGCGCAGCAACCGCTTCCTGATTATTCGCAGTATTTGGATTCTCAATAAACGCCATGTGCGTCTGAATATGTGCATCATGGTTCTGCTGAATGAAAGCTTCGAGCGGTTTCTTAGTTAATGCGTCCTGATTCTCCTGAATCGGGTCTTTTGGCGCAGGAGGTGCATCCGGAATCAGGATATCGTCGATATCTCGGATATTTAGCGCCAAATACATCTTGCGAAAGGCTTCCTTCAGATTATGAATATCAGGCGCACTTTGAGCCATCTGAAGTTGCGTTTGTGCCAGAATAATCCGCTGCGTGGTGCTGAAGATGTTGGGATCCGAAATTGGAATCACATCCACCTGATTACTGAAGTCCTCACGGAAGACTGTCTGCTGTGCACCCTGAACTTGGTACGGATATTCCGGTGGCAGCGTTTCTCCAAAGACTCTCTTGAGAATCTTGAACTCAGTACGCTGCGCATAGTGCAATCGCTTATGGATTGCCGAAATTACCTTCTGACCTTTCTCCAAAACCGCAACAGTGGAACCCACCGGAGCGTTCTGGTTAGCATCCGAAGATGTCGTGTCCA